CGCCGGAGATGGCTTCACCTTCGGCTGGGGGCAGATCGTCGAAGCCGATGTTTTTGCCGCGAAGGTCGGCGCTGGTTGGGAGCGCAAGTGCGAGCCCGTTGAAGAGACAGCCGCCGCTGTGCCTACCCCAGAAGCAGCGGTTGTGCCGCCGGCACTCGAGACAGCCACCAAAAGGCGACGCAAATGAACGAATGGACACGGCTGGTCAGAACGGTTGCGCCGGCAGGACCGGCCGTGACCCTCGCAGAGGCCAAGCGCCATCTGCGCGTATTTCACGACGATGACGACGTTAACATCACGTCTATGATTGCAGCCGCGGGAGCATCGATCGAAGGGCCGAACGGCATTGGCATTGCGCTGCTTTCGCAGACGTGGCGGCTGTCGCTTGACCATTTCCCCTGCGAGATCATCGTCCCTCTTGGTCCAGTGACCGGCGTCACGTCAGTGACGTACCGAGACGGTGCTGGACTCGAACAGCAGGTATCGGGTTTGCGCTACGACCTGGACCAGCAGCCGCTGCGGATTTGGCCGGCCCGCGATACCGCCTGGCCTATTATCACGTGCGAACCGGGAGCGGTGAAGGTCACATTTGAATGCGGCCATGAAACCTTGCCGCAGGATCTTCGATGGGCGCTGTTGCTGCTCGTTGGCCACTTCTACGAAAACCGTGAGGCGGTAGCGGACGGCGGCATGGCTGAGTTACCGCTGGGCGTCGCATCAATTCTTGAACGCTACAGAGTCGGCCGGGTGGCCTGACTGAAAAGGACATTTCATGGCAGACCTAGTCTTGACGCCCTCCGCAATCATCGCGGGCTCGAATTCCGCGCAAGAACACGGCACAGCCGGCGAGACGATTACGGCCGGCAAAGCCGTCTACAAGAGCGCTACCACCAAAAAGTGGATGCTGGCAGACAGCAATTCGGCAACTGCCGCCGCTCGCCAGGCGGGTGGGATCGCTCTTAACGGAGCATCGGACGGACAGCCCATCACCGTTCATAAGAGCGGCGATCTGACCGTTGATGCGGTATTGACCGCTGGCCAAGCAGTATACCTTAGCGACGCGCCAGGTGGCCTGTGCCCGCTCGCAGATGTCGGCACTGGCGAATACGTCTGTCTCATTGGCTTGGCCAAGTCGACGACCGTTCTCGCCGTAGACATCCAATTCCCGAACGTCGCGCTTTAATGTGGGTGAGGTTTCTAGCTGATTTCGACTGGAAACCTCGGCCGCCCGTAACGATCGCCTTTAAGGGACACGCCACCCGTAATGTGACGCGCGCTTGCGCAGCCGCAGCCGTTGCGGCGGGGAAAGCACTTCCAACCGAAAGGCCGGCAGATGCCCGCAGGCAAACTTCGCTCGAGGCTACACTTCCAACAGCGTACCACAGGGGATGACGGGTACGGCGGAATCGTAGTCGGCGACTTCGCAACAGTCTTCACCGACGCCGCCGAGATAATCCCGCGCATGGGCTCTGAGGCCGTTATGGGAGCGCGCCTGCAAGGGCTGCAGCCCGTGACGATACGCGTGCGCTCGCATGTCGCCACGCGTGCCTTGGACGCAACCTGGCGTGCAGTTGATGCTCGATCTGGCGCCGTCTACGCAGTCACTTCGCCACCTGTGAACGTTTCTCAGAAAAACGACTACATCGACATGCTGGCGACAATCGGCACGCAGGCAGACGCATGACGACGAAAGTCATCGGGCTGGACAAGCTCAACAGAAAGTTGGCGCTTTTGCCGATTGTTGCGCGCAAGCGCATACGTGAGGCGATGCAGCAAGGCGCCGACGAAATTGTCCGAATGATGAAGAGTTTGGTGCCAACAGATAGTGGCGCCCTTAAAAACAGCATCGATTGGACATGGGGCTCCGCTCCTAAGGGAGCGCTGACGATTGCTACCGTGCGCGGCCAAGGCATGCGCAACACTGGCAGCGAAAACACAATCACGATCTACGCCGGCAATGCGGATGCGTATTATGCTCGTTTCGTAGAATTCGGTACGGCAGCGCACACGGCTGGCGGAATGTTTGCTGGTGCAGCGATACCGGCAATTGCGGCATCGCCATTCTTCTTCGTGAGTTTCAGAGCCAACCGCAGGCGCGTTAAGAGTCGCATCACGCGCGCCGTCAATAAATCCGCCAAAGAAGTGGCAGCAGGGGGCGGCTAGTGGATCCGACATACGAACTAACAGCCGCCATCATATCGCGGTTGAAGGCCGACGCGACGGTTGCTTCCTTTGTCGGCTCCCGCGTCTACGATCGTCCGCCCGATGGAGAAGCCCAATCGCCGTACATTTCGATGGGGCCATCCGACGCACTCACTGACGATGCAGATTGCCTCGATGGGCTGGAAATCACACTGCAGATCGACTGCTATTCGTGGGGGCCGAACGAAGCTTTCGGAAGCGCCGAAGTTAGGAAGCTTTCGGGGGCCGTTCGCGCTGCACTGCACGAGGCTGAAATTTCTCTTCCTACCAATGCACTGGCGAGCCTTCGCCACCGAATCACGCGCTACCAACGCGAAAGCGACGGCGCCACCAATCGCGCGATAATCAGCGTTACGGCGTTCGTGGAGATCACGTAGCCGCCATTCACCAATCACCACCACATCGCGGCCGCTCTGAGCGGCCTTTTTTATGGAGACCACAAAATGGCGGCACCAATCACTGCGCGCTTTGGCAAATTCCGTGTCCTGCTCGACCTCGCAGGCACTGGCACCTATACCGCGCCTTGCGGTTTCACGTCCAAGTCACTTTCGCTCACCAAGTCGCTTTCTGAGGTGGCCCTCCCGGATTGCGAGGATCCAGACAAGCCCATAGTCTTGGGCCGCGACGTGGAGAGTATTTCCGCATCCGTTTCAGGCGAGGGCGTTCTTGCCGCATCCGCAGTCGAGACCTGGCTGGACGGCTACGAAAGCACCGAGTCCGTAGCGATCAAGATCGAGATCGAATTCTCGACTGGCACTGTTACGTGGACCGGCAAAATGCACGTCGAATCCCTAGAAATCGGCGCGGAGCAGGGCGGTCGTGTGACGCTCAACGTGTCGATGCAGTCCGACGGCGAGTTGGTCCGCACGGATACGTTCTAATGGCTCGCGACGCCAGGATTGAGCTCGACTTCGCAGACGGGACGTATTCGTTCCGTCTGGGTTGGGGAGAGCTTGCCACTCTGCAGGAGGAGTGTGACGCCGGCCCGTATATGATCCTGCACAGGCTGCACTCTCACCAGTGGCGCGTGCAGGACATTGCCAACGTCATCCGCTGCGGTCTGATTGGCGGCGGCCTTTCACCTGCGGAGGCGCTAAAAAAGGTTAGGCACTACGTCGAAAAACGTCCGCCTCTCGAGAACCATCCGATTGCCATTGCTGTTATCTCAGCTGGCCTGCTGGGGGCGCCAGAGGAGCCAGTGGGGGAGCGGGAAGCGCCAATTCCAGAAGCAGCGTAGACGATCTGCCTAACGGCAAGATCCGCTTCGCCTCGATCTATGGAGTTGGCGCCGCAATGGGCTTCACACCGCAGGAAGTGAACGCGATGTCCATGTGGCAGTTCGCGGCGGCGTTTGATGGGTATGTGAAGGCGAACGGCGGCGGCGAAGAGAAGATGTCCAACGCAGAGGCGGACGATCTTTGGAAATGGCTGCAGTCTAAGGATGAGTTCTAGGCCTCTGCTTGGCCAAGCTTTTTCCGCTGCAGCACTTGTTTGTACTTGCCGGGAACATACCCGAGGGTCCGGGCTCCACAACGAGGGCACCTATACGACCCGCCAGCAAACAAAGCTACTAGGATCCATATCGGGAGCCACAATCCCGCCGTCACTAGGCTTAGCACCAAGTGCAAGAGATGGTTGGGAGTCTGCCTCTCAGCCAACACCATCTCAATTTCTTCCTCACAGAACATGCGCTTTTTGTGCGTACCCATGCGACCTCACATAGGGCAAATATTCTATGGCCGCAACCGATCTTGAACGCCTCGTCGTGCAGTTGAGTGCTGACCTCAAGGGCTACCAGAATTCGCTTAGCAAGGCGCGCGGTATAACAAACCGCCAAATGGGGCAAATCCAGAAGCAGGCCGCATCCACAGGGAAGGCAATGACCGCCTCTCTGGTGCAGGCGGGCGCTGCCGTCGCTGGTGCCTTCGTCTTCACGGATGTTATCCGTGGCATTGGCAATCTCTCAGAGGCGGCCACCCGCATTGACAACTCGCTGAAGGTTGCCGGTCTTTCCGGCGCTGAATTGGAAAAGGTTTATCAGGGCCTAGCGAAGGCCGCGGCAGACAACGGCGCTCCGATCGAGACGCTGGCCTCTCTGTACGGCAAGGCTGCGCAGGCACAGAAAGAACTCGGCGTCACCAGCGCTGAATTGCTCACCTTCACCAACAACGTAGCGCTGGCGCTCCGCGTTGCCGGCACTGACGCGACGGCTGCTAGTGGCGCCCTCCTGCAGTTGGGCCAAGCACTCGGCAGCGGCAAGGTTCAGGCGGAGGAATTTAACTCTATTCTTGAAGGCGCGCCGACGATCGCTCAGGCGGCAGCGGCTGGCCTGAAGGAGGCCGGCGGTTCCGTTTCCCAGCTGAAGCAGCTGGTCGTCGACGGCGCAATTTCATCGGAAGCATTCTTTCGAGCCTTTGAAGCTGGCTCCGTCATTCTCGAGGAGAAGGCGGCCAACGCAACCTTCACGATCTCGCAGGCCACCACGAATTTGTGGACCGCGCTGATTGACGTTACCCGCGAGCTCAACAACTCGACTGGCGCCAGCGAGAATTTCGCGCAAGGCATCAACAGCGCGGCCAACGCGATCAATAGCTTTGATGTCTCTGGCCTGATTCAAAAAATCAGGGACGCTGATGCGGCGTTCAAGGACTTTCTTGCCAATGACGGCACACTGAATGCCATTCTCGATACGCTGAATAAGCTATCAGGAACGACGGATGCCGCTGGCAACGTCATCAATATCGACAAAGAAAAAGCAGAAGACGACGTTACCGCTCTAGAGCGTGAAGTCCAGCTTCTGCAGGAGAGAATCGCCCTTAACACGAAGCTTGGCTTCGACAACACCGAGGCCGTTGCTCGCCTGAACGAAGTTCTCGGCAAGCTCGCAGAGGTTCGTGCCGCGGCAGCAGCAATGCCTGACACCGTCGCCGGGTACGTCGTCGGCGAGAACGGAATCGAAGCTGTACCTGAATCTGGTTCGACTTCGCTTGGTGGACCTCGCACTCGTGGCGGCAAGCGGAAGAAAAAGGCCGTTGCTCCGGTATCGATCTCGGACTTCAAAGCGCCCCCAAGTCGGGGAGGCGGAGGAGGCGGTGGCGGTCGTAAGCGCGGAGGCGGAGGTGGCGGAGGTGGGGGCGGTGGAGCCGACGAGTTCCAACGCGAGACCGAACAAATCAGAGAGCGCACCGAAGCCATCCAGGCTGAAACCGCCGCTCAGGTTGGCCTAAACCCTCTCGTCAACGACTTCGGGTATGCCGTTGAATTCGCTGCCGCAAAGCAGGATCTTCTGAACGCCGCAAAACAGGCGGGTCTGACGATCACGCCGGAACTTGAAGCCAGCATCAACTCTTTGGCCGAGGGCTACGCAAAGGCCGCAGCAGCGGCTGGACAACTCGAGGAGAGCCAGGATCAGGTTCGTCAAGCGGCAGACGACTTCAAGAGCTCGGCAAAAGACATCACTGGCGGCTTCATCTCGGATCTGCGCAGCGGCAAGTCTGCGGCCGAAGCCCTAGCCAATGCGCTTGATAAGGTCGTCGACAAGCTGATCGACGTGGCGCTGAACTCTGCATTCGGTCTTGGCGGAGGCGGCGGAGGCGGCGGCCTACTTGGCGGCCTTTTCTCGGTTTTCGGCTTTGCCAAAGGCGGCGTTGCTGCCCACGGCAGGCCGCAGCCTCTGAAGCGATTTGCTCGCGGCGGCATTTCCAGCAGCGCAGCGATCTTTGGCGAGGCGGGGCCGGAAGCGGCCGTACCTCTGCCTGATGGCCGAAGCATCCCGGTCAAATTCAAGGAGCCGGCGATTCCGAGAAGGGCTGCCGGCGGAGGCCAAGCCGTCCACGTCACAGTCGGCGTGTCGGCTGACAGCAACGGCAATCTTTTGCCGTTCGTTGAATCCGTGTCGCAAAAAACCGTGTCCTCCGCGGCGCCAAAAATCGTGTCGGCCGCGAACCAGCAGGTGGTTCCGACAATGGCGGCCCATCAGAAGAATAAGGCGGGTGCTGAATGGCGCTGATTATCGAATGGCCGCTCTGCACCTTGAGGCCGCAATCCGCATCCGCCAACCTCGTTCCGTTTAGCAGGAGCGGGGGCCGGACGCTCGGCGGCATCGAGCCATCGACGAGGACGGACCTCGGTTTTTGGGCGATCGACTATGGCAACATAGTCGTCTCCAACAAAAACCGAGGCCAGTGGCAAACGTGGAACGCCATAGCCCAGAAACTAGGTGGTCGACCCGGCCTGATTGCGGTGCGCGTTCGCTCCAGCCTGTCGGCGCCTTACGTCTCCGGCAAATTCGAGCCGGTTATCGAGACGGACCACAGCGACGACAGCCCGTTTGACGACGACACGCCATACACGCAGGGCGCCATTTCGGTCGTTACCGATGGCGTGACCGCGGTAGGCGCAACGTCGATCCGGCTGCGCATTATCAACGCCGACGCCAACCTCGTCGGCGTGCGCTTTTCGTACAACCACGCCCTGTACGAAACGGGGCCGGTTACTGCCGTGGATGGCGACATCTGGACAGTGCCGATTTCGCCGTCGGTGCGCGAGCTCATTCCTGCGGGCGCCGATCTCGAGTTCGACCAGCCGACATGCCTCTGCCACCTGGCGGAAGATCGCGGCATGGACATCGACCAGAACGCGGTCGGGAAATTCTCGTTGCCGTCGGTCTCGTTTGTCGAGGCGGTGGATTATTGGAATCAGTAGGAGGGGCGCATGTACAAGGTTATTGACCTACTCGAGGACAAGCACACCACCGTAGAGGCCACCCTGAACGAGTGGGCCGCGAAAGGGTACGAGCCCTTCCAAGTGATCCGGCGCGCCAACTATAGGTGGCGGCTGATTTTCCGGCGTGTCGACGGGGCGCAGGATGGCAATTAAATCACTGCGCATCCTCTGCGACGTCGTGTTGCCGGAGGAGACCATTCGCGTGTGGGATGGCTCGGGCGGCACGTTCGTTGACGGAGACGGCAACTTCTACCGGCCGGCGCAGTTCACCGAAGACGCGCTGCAGTCGCTTGAAGCTGCCATCAACGGTGAGGCCTACACGCTCGCGCTGTCGCTCATATCGGTGAGCCAGTCGGCTGCGGATGACATCTGGGAATATGACGAAGCGGCCAGCGTGCAAGGCTCGCCGTTTGTCGTTAAGCTTCAGATACTCGACGAGGACGAGCAGCCCGACGGCGATCCGATCGTGGTTTTTACCGGCGAAATCGACAACCTCGACGTTGCCGACGAGTCCACCGCGGACGGCATTAAGTCGGTCGTCAATCTGGAAGTCACCAACCGTTTCACGCTGCGTACCGTCACCAACGGCGCGGTTCTTTCGGACGTCGATCAGCGGGCGCGGGCAGCGCTCCTGAACCCATCGGCGCCGGATGACGAGTTCTGCAAGCGCGTGCCGCTGATGCGGGATGCCGTGATTAAATGGCCCAACTGGTAGCGGCCGAACCGCTTTTTGCGGATACTCTTGCTGCCTTCCTCGCCGACAACAACGCTCGACCTTGGCGACCTGGCCAAGTGGATTGCTGCATGGTGCTCGCAGACTGGGCGGTTTGGCTTGGCCATCCTGACCCCGCCGCGCACCTGCGCGGAGCCTACGACAGTGACGAGGGCTTCCGCGCCATCATAGTGGCTGCGGGCAGCGTTCCAGCGCTGGTGGCCAAGTGTGTGCCTACCAGCGGCAAGCGCATCCAGCACCCGCAGCGGGGCGCCGTTGGCGTCATCGGCAGCCCATCAAACATTCATCGCCAGTTCGGCGCCATCCACGACGGCAGTGGCTGGCTTGTGCGCATGCACGGCGGCTTCGGCCGAATGACGGCGAAAACTCTTGCGGCCTGGGAAATCCGGTAGCCGCGGACGCGGAGTCACCCATTTGCCAGGCATCATTGAGACCATTTCGCTGATCGTGTCTTCGCTGGCGACGACGACGGCCCTTGCCAACGCGCTCTATCTCGGAACGTCGGCGCTGCTCTACGGCGGTATCGCGGCCGGAGCTCTGGCGCTGCAAGGCGCGTTCGCCTCCAAGCCTGCGGTGCCGAAGCCAGACGACGGCAGCTACAATCTGAAGCAGAGCGTGCCCTCGCTGCCGTACGTGTTGGGTCGCGTAAAGAAGGGCAGCGATTACGTCTTTCTGGAGGAGAAGGGCGGCAAGGCTCATCACATCATGGTGTGGGCCGGCCACCGCATCCACGCGTTTGTCTCCCACTACCTGCACGACGAGAAGGCAACGCTGAACGTCGACGGTGGCGTGATCGAGCCGGGGCAATACGACAAGGATGGCGTCAGCTTCGTTCACATCAAGACGAAGCTCGGGCTGAACGCTGAGACTGCTTATTCCGATGTCGTCGCGGCATTCCCGACTATTTGGGACAATAACTGCCGAGGCGATGGCCTCGCGTCCGTCTATATGACGTGCAGGACTGTCGATCAGAAAGACTTTCTCGACGTCTACCCGAACCAGATGCCGGAGCATTCGGCGGTTGGTGACGGCGCGCTTCTGTATGACCCGCGCAAGGACAGCACGCAGGGCGGCTCCGGGTCGCACCGCTACAACAACCCGAACACCTGGGAGTTCTCGAGCAATTTGGCGCTTATGCGGCTCTGGCATCTCTGCCACCCCGTCGGCGGCAAGATGGCGTACGAGAACATGTATCTGCCGGATTGGCAGAATGCAGCCAACGTCTGCGACCAGAACGTCACGAACCGCAGCGGCGGCGCGGAAAAGCGCTATCACGGCGGCTTCTGGTTTCGCGCCAGCAACGACCCGATCGAAGTCGGACGCATCATGGACGAGGCCGCCGAGCTCGTTGTGTACGAGCGAGCTGACGGCAAGATCGGCGTTCATGCCGGCGAGTTCGTTACGCCCGATGTGCGGCTGGAAGCCAAGAGCATTTACAGCATCCGCGTCGACAAGAACAAGCGGCGCGCCAACACGGTGCTCGGCGTTCGCGGCCGCTACGTCAACACGGCTAAGGACTACATCACGGAAGACGCCGCGATCTATGGCGACCCGTATGCCGTCGTTGACGACAACACGGAGCGCACGCGGACTTTCGACAATGCGGCAATCCAGAGCCACAACCACTGCCAGCGCAAGCAGAAGCTGACGTTTGTCAGGGCGAACGCTCGGCGCGTCTCGGTGGTCGCGGACTACACGGCAGACGGCGTTAGGGATATCCCTTACCGGCGCTTCGTGACGGTGCACTACCCTAGCCGGGGGTTGGCCGAAGCCGTTGTTGAAATCACATCGAGCGTGACGATTGATCTGCGCAACATGCGCATTTCGTTCTCCGGCATTATCGTGTCGGCGTCGCTCTATAGCTTCAACGCAGCAACGGAAGAGGGCGAGCCTGGCGAGTCCGTCGAGCCGTTGCCCGATGAGGGCGTGCCGGTTCCTACGGGCTTCGTTCCGACAATCCAAACGGAAGTGGTTTCGGGCGGGGCCACGGCAGCATTCATCAATGCGACGTGGACTTTCGTCGACGACACACTGACGTATGAGCTCGAATACGACCGCACCAGCGGCTCGACGGGCGTGCAGTCGGTGTTCTCCGTTGCTGGGGATACGCAGGTGCGTTCCGGCTATCTCGTCGATGGCGAGGAGTATCGCGTCAGGCTGAGGGCGTGGGGCGGCGGCACGAAGTCCGAATGGACCGATTACGTGCTGCTGACGGCTACGGCCGATCCGGTCGCACCGGCTCCGGTTACTGCGGTTAGCGTGACGCCGGGTGCTGGGCAGGCAGAGTTCCAATGGACCGCGCCGAACAGCAGCAATTATTTCGCCTGCCGCATCTACATCAACACCGTCGACAACCTGGGAACGGCGACGCTTACGGCAACCGAATACGGGCCGCCAAGCGCTACCGACCTGCGCGTCGTGACGTCGCTTGCAGCCGGCACCTACTACGGCTGGCTTCTGTCGATCAACCCGTCTGGCATTGTCGGTACGCCGGTCGCGACTGGGGCGTACACAGTCACCTGACGCGCAGGCTGCGTAAGCGGCACCACCAACATTTTCAGCTTTTGCAGCCCGCCCTCGCGCGGGCTTTTTCTTTACATGGAGAAGACATGGCCACCGCAGCGACCGTGTATCGCGATTACGAAACTGACGGCGTGCCGTCTTCTGGTTTCCACAAAGTCAAGAAGTCTGACGTTCGTCAGTTGCTGCTTGGCTACGAATCGATCATCAACGCCTTCCTGTCGAATGGCGGCCTGATATTCGCTTCGAAGGCATCGCTGGGTGCCAGCTTGGCGCACGCCGCCAACACAATGGCATGGGTCATCGGTGACGCGATCGCAGGAAATAACGGCGTCTACGGCAAGGTCGGCGCTTCTGGCTCTGGCTCGTGGACGCGCCGCAGTGACCTGCCGTTCTCCTTCATCATCGCCTCGGACGTAGGCGCCGGCACCGCCAATGCCATTCAGGCTACGACTTCGCTGCCGGTCTCCGGTTCCGCACTGATCTGGATGAACGTCTTCGAGGCAAACACGGCCTCGCCGGTCACGGTCTCCTTCAACGGCGGCACGGCGCTCACGATCAAGACCAACAGCGGCAACGATGTGGCTGTAGGCGGCCTTACAACCGGCATGATTGTGCTCGGCATCGTTTCAGGCAGCACGTTCCGACTGGTTAGCGATCAAGCGTCAAGCGCGATAATCGCTCAGGCTGAGGCTGCGCAGGCGGCGGCAGCGGCATCGGCGGCAGCCGCGGCAGCATCAGCGGCAGCTGCAGAAGGTGTAGGGGCAGCCGTTGCAGTCTGGCCCAGCGGCACGCTGCGCACCATGAAGGCCCGCGCCACGGATACATACTGCATCCTTGATGCCCCTGGCGCTGCCGATCCCTCTGGCGTGAATGACAGCACCTCGGCTTTCGAAGCGATGGCGGCCGCCGGGGTCAAGTGCGAAATTACTGCCGGCTCGTTTGTGCTCACCCGAAAACTCGTCATCCCAGACGGCGTGGAACTTGTTGGGCAGGGCAGAGGCTATGAATTTGCCCACAAGACTAAGCTCCTTTTCGCCGGAACTGGCACGAAGGAGCACGCGATTGCTGGCGCGACCGCAACAGTTGTCGCCAACCCAGACGCTGGAGCTCCATATCTCGCAGACAGCGGAACGCGAGGTAACAATTACTCTACGCTGGATCTGACGGCGAACTTCAGCGCTGCAGTCATCCTCGGCAAGGCGTCCGGCCTCAAGGGGCTTGGCATCTATCCGAACTTCAACGGCGTCGCGGGGTATGCGGGGACCACAGGCGGCCTCTCAGACGACTGGGATGTTGGTGTCTGGGCACGCAATGCGGACTGGTGGCAGATCGAAGATTGCAACGTAAGTGGTCACTGGCGGAAATCGGGGCTACTCGTCACTGCGCACAACATCGGCGACGGCAAGGTTCCTTCGAACGAAGTCGGCCATGCGATCCGGTCTCATTTCCAGGGCTTCCGGGGCATCACGATCCGTAGTCCGGAAACCGTCGTCGGCAACAACTGGGGCTTCGCTGGCACGGATTTCATCAACTGCCTTGTGCGCGGCCTTTGGCATCAGTCGAGGCACCTGGCAACGTCGAGCTTCCTTACGACGCCGTTCGCTTCCCCGTCTGGCGCTCTGGAGATATCCGGCGACACGATGCGCGGTATTCAGTTCCTCAATTCAACCTTCATCGGCCGAGATGACATCAACATGATTTTCGGCAAGTGCTCGGAAATCCAGTTCGATGGCTGCTACGAGGAAAGCAAGGAGATAAACGTCAGCGGAGCGCCCCTGCCGAATTCTACCGGCTCTCGCATGGTCGCGACGTCCGACAGCGTGGACGTGACCTTCCAGGGCAATTCCAGCTATGGGGTGGACTTCTCGCCCAATCAGACGCGTGACTCGTCGTTGACTGGTCAGCGCTATTCTGCGGCGTCGGGCGTGTTCACTCCGAGCACGTCGACCGACGATGACTATATGGTTCGCCGATTCGGATCGTATGTCGGTCACCGCTTCAGGAAGAGCACGGATCGCTACATCTTCGAAGACGAGACGGGCGGTTCGCAGGTAATCCTGGACGCATCCGGCCGTGTTCAAGCGAACCTACTATTCGCCGGAACGGTCACCATTGCCGATGACGCCGCGGCAAGCATTCCGACGCCGAAGAACGGCGGTCTGTGCGTGATCACCTGCTGCGGCACCACGGAAAACGGGAACTTCCCCGATCCGCTCAGGTCAGGTGCAGTCTTTTACGATACGGGAACCGCGGCATTCTCGGCGGCGAAGCAATTCGGCGGGGCGAACTTCGTTGCGGTCAACACGGACGTAACCGGCACGACCGGGACTGACTTGAACGTTACGGTAGGCGTGATCGCCGGCAATCTTCGCGTTGAGAATCGTGCCGGCGCTTCGCAAGTATTCCGTTATGCCTATTTAGCGTGAAGTCGGCGACGATCGGAAATAAACTATCCCCGCTGATCACACCTCGCCGACGTAGCGCTTTTTCTCGTTCATTGACCAAGGCCGGATGAATTTTTCCCGCCTGTCGTCCGGATAGACGATGTGCGCCGTATTGTTGGGGATTTCGGGCACCTGCCAGTCGAGTGGCTTTTCGAATACCAAGAAGAAGTCGTTACCACGGTCATTCATCGGCAGCTTGTGTTCCTCACAGAACTTCTTAATCGCCTCGACGAACTCGTTTGCTTGGCGGAAGACGTCGTTGGTCTCAAACGTGACGATCTGAGCCTTACTGAAGGCAAGCATCTTCTCGATTTCATGCTTTGCGTATTCGCGATAGTGAAGGGTGTACATAAATGGATGGGTGTTGCACATCGCCAGCGCAATATTCTTAAAAGAGCAAGCATTCGGGGTTGTTAGAAAGCACCGACCGCCCGGCTTCAGTACCCTCAATATCTCGACCAGAAGATTAATTACACCGCTGAAGTTTTTTATGGACGTGCGGAAATCCTTGTCGCCGATGTGCTCGAAAATCTCGCCCGCAATGCACCCGTCAAACGACCCGCTTTCGAACGGCAACGGATCGTGAAGATCGGTTGTCGTCGGTATGATTCTTGCATTTGGAAAGGCCATACGCCAAGCGTCATGCACTTCGCCTCCGGAATGGCCACCTACGTCGAGAACGTCTCCTTTAACCACACCGTGTCGGAGCGCATACCTAATCGACAACTTAATGCGCTCGCGTTGTCCGATCACATACTTGTTTTCCGAGGCGTCGAGCATTTTTGCGATCGACGGGTCAAGCTCGGGGTAGATGGTAGTATCGGTCATTGTTTACTGGGTACCTTTCTTGCCGGTTTGGGAAGCACGGATTCTGTCGGCGCTAGAAGAACGGTTCCCCCCAAAGAGTCAACTTAAA